GGACAGCATGCGAGACAGCACCAAACACAACATTGGCAGTGTCATTGACAGCTGCTACTGGTGCGGTTTTTGCATTTAACGTCATGCCAGTATTTCCAAGCGTCGGCGGTGCAGCACCAGATGCACAAACCGTTGACCTATCATTTGTTGTGGTGGGAACACCAAGCGAAACCTTCTAATCACTAACAATCGGGAGACAAAATGAAACTACCAATCACAATTGAATACACAAATGGCGATCAGATCACTTACACAGCTGCGCCGCCAGAGTGGGTCAAATGGGAAAAGCACACAGGTTACACAATTGCACAGGCACAGGAAAAGATCGGTATTTCTGATTTAGTATTTCTTGCCTATCACGCTATGAAGCGTGAAGCAGCTGGTAAACCTGTTAAGCCGATAGACATTTGGACAGAAGGCATTGCTGAGGTAATCGTAGGTGAGGCAAACCCAAAAGCCACGCAGTCGGAAGCCTTAGCAGAATAGTTTGGGAGGTAGCTCTGGCGACAGGGCTACACCCAGATGTTTTTGAGACAGCCGAGGACATTTTAACCGTGATCGAGATTTTGGAAAGGCGCGCAAATGGCTAAGGACGCAATTACTTATGACAAGGCTGAGCTGCGCGCCATTGTGCGATCATTTAAGGCAATGGACGAGGAAGCAACAAAACAAGCCAAAGTCGTTTCCTCTGAGTTAGCCGATTTTGTTCAACAAAAAATTAAAGACAGAGCCTCAAACGTCACACGCAATCGTTTAGACAATCGCGTGGCTGACGGCTCAGTGGTATCTAAGTCCTCAAAAATTGGTGAAATTAGTTTTGGTTTTGCTCGCCAAAAACTTAGCGGTGGCGGTACAACCCAGCAGCTTTGGGGCGGTGCTGAGTTTGGCTCAAACAGATACAAGCAGTTTCCTGTCTGGTCAGGTCGAGAAGGTCGAGGCTCACGCGGCTGGTTTATTTACCCAACATTAAGAGCCGTACAACCAGAGATACTCAAAAAATGGGAACAAGGGTTTAGCAAAATTGTGAAGGAGTATGACTAATGGCTGGCAGTCGTACCCTCAAACTTTCAATACTTGGAGACGTTGACGGTCTTAACAAATCGCTCAAATCAGCCACAAAAGACGTCGAAACCTTTGGCGACAAAATGGGCAAGGTTGGCAAGGTTGCAGGTGCGGCACTAGCTGCGGCGACGGTTGCAGCAGGTGCATTTGCAGTCAAAATTGGCGTCGAGGCAGTCAAGGCGGCGTCTGACTTATCAGAGACAATTTCGAAGGTCGGCGTACTATTTGGCAAAACATCAAAAGACATTGAAAAGTTTGCTGAGGGCGCAGCTAGTTCATTGGGTCAAACCAAGCAACAGGCATTGGACGCGGCAGCAACTTTTGCCACATTTGGCAAAGCAGCTGGTCTATCAGGTCAAGACCTTTCCAAATTCTCCATAGATTTTGTTAAGTTATCGTCAGACTTAGCCTCTTTTAACAACACATCACCAGAGCAGGCGATCAACGCAATTGGGTCGGCTTTGCGTGGAGAAGCTGAGCCGTTGCGTGCTTATGGTGTTTTGCTCGACGACGCCTCATTGCGCCAAGCGGCTTTAGAGCTAGGCATTATCAGCACAACCAAAAATGCCCTAACGCCACAACAAAAGGTTTTAGCTGCCCAAGCCTTGATCTACAAACAGACAGGTGCGGCACAAGGCGATTTTGAGCGTACGTCTGACGGACTTGCCAACAAGACCAGAATTCTCACAGCTCAATTGGAAAATGCAAAAACAACCATTGGCACGGCTTTGCTGCCAATTGTTTTGCAGCTTGCCACAGCCTTCTCAGACAAAGTCATACCGTTGGTTGAAAAGTTTACAAAAGCCTTCTCAAACTCAGAGGGCAATCTTGGCGGCGTTGTAATCAGTGTTGGCAACATTTTACAAAACACTTTTACACCGATCATCAATGGTTTGATTAAAGCATTTGGTTATGTACGCGAGGCAATCGGCGACAACCTTGCAACCTTTCAAGAGTTTGGCGGTTACATTGCGAAGTATCTAGCACCAGTCATAGGCACGGTTTTAGGCGGCGCGTTACAGGTGGCAGGCAAGATCGCAGGTGGCGTTATTGACGTCATTGCTGGTGTAGTCAAAATTCTCAACGGCTTAATTTCAGGTGCGGTTGCAGGTATCAATGCTTTAATTTCTGCCTATAACGCAATACCGTTTTTGCCAAACGTCAGCAAGATTTCAACACCGTCCGTCAGTGTGCCTACAATCAAGACACCAACAGTGCCAACAACGACAACGACAATACCTAAGATTTCAGCACCGTCAGGCGGTGGCGCAACGACCACGTCAGGCGGTGGCGGTGTTTCAACAGCTGCAAAAGTGGCTGCAACCGCTGCCGCTGCGACGACTGGTGGCATTGGTTCATTTGATGCTGGGCGTTTCCGTATGGGCGAGGAAAAAGACCGAGTCGGTACAACAATCAATCTGACCGTGACTGGTGCGTTTGACAAAGAAGGTACGGCACGCACAATTGTTGAAACCTTGAACAACAGTTACTATCGCGGAACAGGTGGCGCAACCGCATTGGTGGCAATTTAACATGACGCAGTGGTCGCCAGTCTGGAAAGTCTTGCTTGACGGTGTTGAGTACACAGACGCGGTTTTGGCTAATCTGACAATTCGATCAGGTCGGACAAACATTTATGAGCAAGCACAAGCAGGCTATGTAAATTTGCAACTGCTTGACGTCAACCAAGTCGCAATACCTGTCAACATCAATAGCACCATTTCAGTACAGGTTCAAGACACAACAGGCACATACGTGCCGATCTTTGGTGGCAGCGTCGTTGACATTGGTTTAGAGGTGCGAGACATAGGCACGACCATGTTTACCCAGACGTACACGATTATTGCATTGGGCGCGTTGGCTCGTTTGCCAAAGGCTTTGACTGACGGCGTTTTGTCCAAAGATTTTGACGGTGATCAAATTTACGAGATTTTGAGCAACGTATTGTTTAACACATGGGCGCAGGTTGCACCGTCCCTCACTTGGGCAAATTACACACCAGCGGGAACAACGTGGGCAACAGCTGAAAACAGTGGTTTGGGTGAAATAGACCGTCCCGGAAATTATGAATTGGCAAACAGATCGTCAGACAGAATTGATGTTTATTCGCTGGTTTCAGCATTGGCAACATCTGGACTTGGTTATTTGTACGAGTCCCCAACAGGTGCAATCGGGTATGCCGACAGCACACACCGCACAAATTATTTAGCTGCGAACGGATACGTTGATCTTGACGCTAACCATGCCCGCGCAGCTGGTTTACGCATTGAAACCCGCGTCGGAGATGTGCGGAACTCTTTGACGATTAAATACGGCTCAACCAGCAGTGCCGAACAGTCAGCTAGCAATGCTGCCTCAATTGCTCAATACGGCTCATTGGCGCAAATCATCACAACAACATTGGAAAAATCAGCTGACGCGTTAGCACAAGCAAATTTCTATTTATCATTACGCGCTCAGCCTCAGCCTATTTTTAGTGAAATTACTTTTGATTTAACAAACCCAGAAATTGACAACTCAGATCGAAATAACCTCATCAACGTATTTATGGGTGAGGCAATTTCACTTAACAACTTGCCGCTTAACATGAGCAGTGGGACGTTTCAAGGCTTTGTCGAAGGCTGGTCGTTTCAAGCCTCTTACAACCGATTAAGCGTCACTTTGTTGTTGTCACCGCTGGCTTATAGCTTGCAGGCAATGCGCTGGAACGACGTGCCAATGACTGAAACATGGGCAAGCGTGTCGCCGACTTTAGACTGGGCAAATGCCACAATAGTGGCTTAGAAAAGGAGAAACCATGAGCAACCCAACGAGCAATTTTAACTGGCAAATGCCGACGGCGAGTGATCTCGTCACGGATTTACCAGCAGACTTTGAGGTATTTGGTCAAGCCGTTGATACCGCATTGGCTGATCTGAAAGGCGGCACAACGGGTCAAGTGCTGGCAAAAAACTCAGGGACAGACATGGACTTTACATGGATTGCCCAAGATGACATGAGCTTGACGATCAATGCCCAAACTGGTGCGTCATACACAGCTGTTATTGGAGACGCAACTAACACGCTAATAACAATGGACAACGCCTCACCCAATACTTTTAACATACCAACCGACGCAAGCGTTGCATTTGACATTGGCACAGTCTTAAACATTTACATGAAGGGCGCAGGCGTCACAACTATTACAGCTACAACACCAGGAACAACAACGGTTGTTTCAGCGGGTGCAACTATTGGTTCACCAGTGTTAGGTCGTTATAAGATTGCCAGCGCAATTAAATTAGCTGCTAATTCATGGACAGTTATTGGTGGCATTGCATAATGCGAAACCCGATTTTAGGCATAACCGCACAAGGCGGTTTAGCCAAAACATCCACAGTAGAATATTTGGTCGTTGCTGGTGGTGCTGGCGGTGGTGGAACTTCCATTGACGGTCGTGCAACGGGCGGTGGTGGTGCTGGTGGATTTAGAACCGCATCAGGTTTTGCCGTTTCATCAGGTTCAGCAATTACAGTTACAGTCGGTGCTGGTGGTGCTGGTGGTGCATCAAATGGAACTCGCGGTAGTAACGGATCCACATCTACTTTTTCAACTATCAATGCTTCCGGTGGCGGTGGCGGTGGCGGTAACATAACTGGTAACACAGGTGAGTCAGGCGGATCAGGTGGCGGTGGTAACGGCGCATCATCATCAGCAGGTGGAAGCGGAAACTCTGGTGGCTATTCTCCAGTAGAAGGTTACGCAGGTTCAGCAGGTCAAGGTAGCGATGGTGCTGGTGCCGGTGGTGGTGCATCACAAGCTGGTCAAAATACTGGAACCAACGTAAAAGGTGATAATGGTGGCGCAGGAACAGCATCATCTATTAGCGGCACATCTGTAACCTACGCAGGTGGCGGTGGTGGCGGTGGTGAAACTAAAGGTACTGGCGGTGCTGGTGGCGGTGGTAACGGCGCACAATACACAACGAGTCGTGCCGTTGCAGGAACTGTAAATACTGGCGGTGGTGGCGGTGGTGAATACAACACGGGCGCAACTGCTGGAGCAGCAGGCGGTTCAGGTGTGGTAATTATTCGTTATGCGGATTCTTTTGCACCAGCTGTTGCCACGACAGGATCACCAACAATTACTGTTACAGGTGGCTACCGTATTTACACATGGACAGCGTCAGGGAGCGTGACTTTCTAATGGCACATTTTGCAGAATTAGACGAAAATAACATTGTGACCCGCGTTCTTGTCGTTGACAATTCTTTAGAAAATGACGGACAAAATTTTCTTTCAAATGTTTTGGGACTTGGCGGACAGTGGATTCAAACGTCCTACAATGCGACAATTCGTGGGACATTTGCCGCGATTGGTTATCAATACGATACAGATGAGGACATTTTTATTGCTCCACAACCTTTTGCGTCATGGGTTCGCGTTGGGTCATTTTGGCAAGCGCCAATTGAAATGCCGACAGACGGCAAAGATTACACATGGGACGAGGAAGCAGGTGATTGGGTTGACATTTCCTGACGGCACAAATGCGCGGTTGATCGAGGTCGCAGCAGCTGAGATTGGCACAATTGAGGAAGGCGACAACCTCACTAAATACGGCAAATTTATGAAAGCAGACGGTTTGCCGTGGTGTGGCAGCTTTGTCAATTGGTGCGCTGCACAAACAGGTGTCAAGATACCTAATGTTGTTAGCACAGCAGCAGGTGCGCACAAATTTAAGGAAATGCAACGCTGGTCAACTATGCCGCAGCTTGGCTATTTGGCTTTCATGGACTTTCCACATGACGGCATAGATCGCATTTCACACATTGGCATTGTGGTCGGACTGATTGACACAAAGACCTGTTTGACCATTGAAGGCAATACGTCTGGGACAGGCGATCAACGCAATGGCGGCATGGTTATGGTCAAGGTTAGATCGTACGGAGAAGGCAAAGAAATCGTCGGTTTTGGCATACCAAAATTTGTGCCATACAAAGGCGAGTTTCCAAAGGTAGATGCACCAGCTGCAAAAGCAGCCGCAGTCAAAAAGGAGAGCAAAAAATGGAACAAGCAAAAGCCGTAGCAGCCTCATGGGCGCGATCATTTATGGCAGCAGCACTTGCCCTATACATGGCAGGTGTGACTGACCCAAAGACACTAGCAATGGCAGGCGTTGCAGCTGTTGCACCAGTCATTTTGCGCTGGCTTAATCCACAAGACAAAAGTTTTGGCAACTTGGGGAAGTAGCCAGAAACTTGCGGCGGCAGGGTTGGTTTGGGCACTTGCACTAATCCTGTCCGCTTGCGGGTATCAAGGCTGGACGCGCTATGAGTGTCAAGAATTCGACAACTGGTCAAAAGCGGAGTGTCAGAAACCGCAATGCCTCCCAACTGGAACATGCACTGACGACCTACTTGGCATTGACCCGTGATAAGCCAGCACGACGCAAATCACC